GACGCTTGACATCGAACGGTCAACATCACGCTCAACCGACTGCAACGCCGGCCGCAACGACCTACTAACCGAAGGCCCCACACCACCCAACGACGGGCCAATACCCTCAACAGACTTCTTGATGCTCTTAGCCGACTGATCGACCTCACGCTCAACCTTATTTAAGGCAGGTCGAAGCGATGAGTTAACAGCCTTCGTCAGGTCACCGGGAACATCGCTGGCATCCAATGCCACTTTTACAGTGACTACACCGGCCGCTACCACCGACTTAGGTTAGCCAACTGCGGTGACGCCGCTAGACCTGTCAGAGGGGTCGGTATACTGGGAAAAGATAAGTCCCGGCGGCTGCGTCAACAGCCCCGGGTTTGGCCCAACCTGGTTGAGAGGTTCGACAATGCCGAAGCGTACGCCGCTCCCCTGTACCCCCGCCAACTGCGGAGAACTGTTCCCCAAATGCGGCCGGGTGAGCACCTACACAAACCGCAGGTGCCGCTGCGACTCCTGTTACGAGGCAGTCGCCGAGGAGCGCCGGAGGCACTACGCCAAGAACCGTGAAGCGGTCGCTGAGCGGTGCAAACGATATCGCGCTGAGAACCGTGAAGCGGTACTTGAGGAAAAGCGGCGGTACCATCACGCGAATCGCGAGGCTTGCAACGAGAAAAGTAAGCAAAATTATTACGCAAATCGTGAGGCTCGCACTGAGTATTCGCTCCGTTATCAAGCCAAGAATCGTGAAGCGGTGCGCGAATACAAGCGCCGTTACGTAGTCAAAAACAGCGAGGCTGTAGCTGAGCGTCTACGTCAGTGGAGATTGGACAATCCAGACCGCGATCGGGAGAACGGGATCCGTGCCACTCATCGGCGCCGCGCCAGGAAGAACGCCGTCCAGACCGTTCCGTTCACCCAAGAACAGTTAGAGCAACGGTTCGCCTACTACGGATGGCGGTGCTATCTGCGGCTGGAATCCTGCACCGGCGGTGCCGACCACGTTGAGCACGTCAAGCCCATCTCAAAGGGCGGCCCGCACATGCTCGCCAACCTGCGCCCAGCGTGCAAACCCTGCAACTCCCGCAAGGGAACAAAGTGGCCGTTTGAGGCAGATAGCTAGCTTTGCTCTACAACGAGCCGCATAAGCTCGCCTATTGAATCTATTGAGTACGAAGAATCGTCCGGATCCAAGAGGCGCGAGAACACTTGCTCGTAACTGTCAGGGCTCAGATGATTACGAACAAATAGGCCTGTCAGATTATTGCGACTTTCAGCCGGCACATGCTTGGACGTTCCGAGCGAGAACGCCGCCAACGCTTGCTGCGTGGGGGGCCGCACCTTCAGGGTGTCGCCGTGGAACTCCAGCTCGACCCAACCATCGTCATTGTCTTCGATCTCGGCGTCGATCACTTCAGCGGGCTTCGCTTTTGCTTTCGCCCGGGCGGGCGGCTTTGCGGGTAGGGATTCACTCATACCCGGACAATAGCCAGCTACTACAACAGTCAGGTTAGGTCGCGCAGCACCCTAGCGACAGCGTTCGTGAGAAAGGGTCTTGCTCGGGTGCCTGGGTGCCGCACCGATGAGGCGAAGATGGTGCGACCGCCGGCCTCAAACTTCAGTGCCGACGCATTCCTAGGCCGGATCACATGCGGCGCAGTGCCCTGGTGAACGTAAATCGAGTAGGGCGCGTGGGACGTGACACCGCCAATCACACGAAACGGCCCCTCCGACACGATCGGATCCTCTTTGATGGCCTGCGCCATCCGGCCCGTATCCACCGGGGCGTTGGTGCGGGCGTCAGCCGCCACCAAACGGATGATCTGCCTCATGCGTCGGGTGAGGATCTCGTTCGTCTGTGACGCCAATTCCCCACCGCTAGCCGAGAAGTCGCCGCTGACATTAACCACGGGACGCCCGCTAACCTGCCGCTATTTCGTCAGATGACGAATTGACCACGCTGCGATCCAGCTCCACCACAAACCCGCGATCAATCAACGCCTGCACCACCGACGTCAACCGAACCGTCTGCTGCTGCCCACGCGGCAACAACTGCGACGGCGTCGCAGACCCCTCAATCGTCACCACGACAACCTCAGAACTCGACATAGATAGTCCCAACCTGGGCCGTGACGCCACCCTCGGGCCCAAATGGGACGATTTGGTCAGTGGCCGATGCATAGCCCAACCGATTTCGGCACAAAGATCCGGCGTAGCACAACGCTTGTTCAATGCGCCAAGAGTCGTCCAGGCTGATTTCGGCTTCGGCCGCGTACTCCTGCCACGTCGGGTCGACTTCCACGGTGGCACAACGACCGACGCCCATCTCTAGGGCGATCGCGCGGGACAGCCCGCAGGCAGTCGTGTCAATGGTGGGAGTAGGCAAGTTGTTGGTGCGGTAACGCCGCAGGACGCGCACCCACAGGAACGGATGATCGCAACCCTCGCCGACAGTGTGGGCATTCCACGCGGCCATCGGGATACCGTCACCGCCAAAGAAGCGCACCACAGCGTCCTTGCCGCCACCAACCGGCGGGCACTCACTGTTCGGATCGAACGCCGCCCGCAACGCCTCCATCACGGCGCTGACGATCTCCGACGCCGGATCGGTGCAATCCGTCATACGACCGTCGGCGCCTGCATGATGTGATGCGGATTCACTGCCGATAGCCACAAGTCGATCTCTGGGATGCCAGTCTTGCCGGATGCGTAAATCTGATTCGTGTCGAACATGCGATGCGTCACGCCCTGCCGACTGACCTCGGTGACGGTGCGCGGCAGCCGGCACTTACCACCAGTACAGGCAAGGTAGAACTCATTTACAAGCAAACCGGTCAGGCGCCCCAAACCCTTTGGCACCGGCAAGCCACGCATATAGGTGACCGACCAGGTGCCGTCCTCACCAAGTGGGCGGGACAAATCCTGGTACGGCCACGAATCGCCGTTGCGGTACAGGATGTCGCCCTCAAGCTGGTACTCCGACGGATCCTGAATCACACCCTCAACAGTCACCTCGACGATGGATTGGACCGGCCCAGGCAGATGCACCATCCGCGGCCCAGAAGACACACAGCCACCCGCACAGCCGCACGCCACATTCGCCCAGTTATCGCCCGACCACACCGCCACCAAGGCGCTTGGCGCACCGTAGAGGGACGGCCGCGGATTGCGTTGCAGCGGACACGGACGGGCCACCGCAGGACACACCCCGAACTGACGCCCCGACAACGCCCACAACACATCCACCGCAAGATCTTTGGCAGCGTCCAGGGCGGCCTGCTCCTCCGGCGTCGACACCTCTGGCAGACACCCACCGTCGATGGGCCACTCTTCACACACAGCCGCGGGCATCGTTGTCACTGCTGACATGCGCTAAATCTAACTTTCATGGGTGATACGAGAAACGCCCCGACCAAACAGCCGGGGCGTCCTCGTCAGTATCAACTAGGAGCTGATCGTGCCCGTGTCCGTACCGCTGGGCTTGGTGCTGCCCGACGGTGATGCGGTGGCTGGCGCGGTGACCGGCTTGGCAGTGACCGTCGCCGGACCAGTAACGCCCGCAGGAACCTTCGGCGCCGGGGCGTCCGGGGTCACACCATCCGGAGCCACATCGGCAGCCGGGGCATTCAGGGGCGGAGGCCCTCCATAGTAGAAGTCCGGATCCACGAACGTGGTGGCGATTTCGAGGGCGACGGGCTCGCTGCCTTCGGTGTTCTCGGGCGGCTCGACCGAGGTCCGGAAGAACGTGTAATGGCTGTCTGCGCCCACCGGAACCAGAAGGCGACCCGGGGTGCCCTTGTCGTCGATCGCGGCGACGTTGTACGGGCCGCGGCCCCACTGCGGCATCGCAATTGTGATGCCGCTCAGCATGATTGTGGACACGCCGGCGTTGACGTTGATGTCGCCCACGGTCCACTCGTTCGCGCCGAAGAGGAGGTAGCCGTACTTTTTGCCGGTGGATCCGGCGGCGGCGGTGGAGAAGATGCTGTCCTCGGTGGGGACGGGGCAGTCATCATCGCTGCGTCCACCAGTCCAGATTTCGATTGCCACACCGTACTGCGACACCTCGGTGGCGTCTTGGAAGCCGGCGCTGTCGCCGTTGTAGTCGAGGATCTGCTCCCAGCCGGTGAACATGGAGATCAGTCCGGTGTTGACGTTGCAGAGTTCCAGTTCGACCTGGTAGTGCTTGCGCTCGGGCGGGGTGCGGTCGGACACGCAGACGCGGCCTTCGGCGTTCTTCTGCTCCAGCTCTTCGGCGTCGTTCATGACGGCGGTGAGCTTGGCCGACACGTAACCGTCGGTGACGAGTGACGAGGCGCTACCCGCGATGGGCAGGCCACAGTTGTTAATGAGGGTAGCCCTGAGCTTCAGGCCCCGCACTAGTGGGAAAGTGGCCATGCTGCCTACTCCTTTGTGGTCTGGTGTACTGCTGTCTGTATTCAATTGGAAACGGGTGCAATGACCCGTCTACTCGTCGAGCAGCCCGGCTTCGCGGGCGTTTCCTTCGGGGACGATGTAGGTGCGGCGGGTGCCGCCTGTGTCTACGTCGATGGACTCTGGGCCACCGATTTCCAACAACACGCCGAGTGATGTGGCCTTCAATCGGGGGTCGGTGAAGTCAAGTTCAGCGAACCCGTCCTCAACGGTCACGATCACGCCGTGCGCCATATCAGCAGGCGCACCAGGACAGGATGCGGGCCGCGGACACGGCCTGCTCGTAGCCCACAACGATGTTGCGCTCCGCGATGGCGATGCGCCGGTTGTGGGCCGTGTCAACGGACTCACGAACCTGCACCTGGTCGCGCCACCCATACGTCGGCGACGTGCCAACAATGACGTTCTCCAAGCCCTTCACATAACCACCGCCGAACACCCAGGTGTGACCCATCGGTGTCTTCAACGCTGCACCGGAACGGGTGATGAGGTTGTTCTTCGCGGCATACGCGGCCCACTGGGCGCCGGCATGAATAAACCCGGTCGTGTTGGTGATAGCAAACTCGGCTTCAATGCGTGACACGGCGGCGACGATGTCGGGAACGTCAACGATCGTGTCGTCCCCGGTCGGATACAGCTTCGGTGATGTTGGCGTGTTGAACGGCACATACAGCTTGTCGCCGTCAGCCTCCGGGTACGGCGGCGCATACAGG